GAAGGCAACCCCGCCGTGGATGAGGAATGGGACGCCCTCACCCTGCAACTGCAGCGCCGCTACGTGCAAGCCTGGCACGGCGGCAGCATGGGCATCAGCGCCACCAGCATCGACTCATCCGACCAAACCCAGGCCGTCTACAACTGGGTGAGCAAGGTGCAGCACCTGCTGCCGAACGTGCGGGCCATCAAGGGCGATGGCGCAGAGGGCGTGCCCATCCTCGGCCCCAGCAGCTTTCAGGACATTGACTGGCGCGGCCGCAAAAAGAAACACGGCGTGAAGCTCTGGCGCGTGGGGGTGGACACCGCAAAAGATCTGCTGCACGGCCAGCTCGGCATTCTGGAGCCTGGCCCCGGCTATCTGCATTTCAGCAACGAATTGCCGCGCGAGTTCTACGAACAGCTCACCGCCGAGCAGCGCGTGCTGGCCAAGGTCAACGGCAAAGAGTCCTACCGCTGGATCAAGCGCCGCCCGCGCAACGAACAGCTGGACAACCGCAACTACGCCTACCACGCCGCCATGGCCCAAGGCCTGCACAAGTACACCGACGCCCAATGGTCGCGCCTTGAAGCCCAGGTGCAGCCACCTGAAGACCTGTTTTCAATTCCTGCGCCACATCCAGTAAGCGCTATCAGCTATCAAAATAGTAGCAAAAATGCACAACGAACCACACACAAACCAAGAGCCGCAAGCCATGCAGATGACGGATGGGGATTTGATCGCCGTGACTGACACGCCCTCACTCTTTGGCGAAGAGGCTGGCGATGGCGACGGCGCTACTCTGCGTGAAGACGTGCGCTGCATCCTGGCAGAGTGCAGCCGCGACCGTGGGCTGGCCGCCTTCCGTGATGGCGTGAGGGGTGCCGAGCTGGATGCCCTGGCTGCAGAGGTTGCCCGCCGCCTGGCTCCACGCATCGGGGGCCGCTATGTCACCAAGCGCGACGCCAGGGCGCTGCGTGACCGTGAAGTTTGGCTGGCTTTCAACGGGCGCAATCGTCTGGAAGTGATGCGCCAGTTCGGTATCTCCAAGGCGTTGTTCTACAACATCCTTTCAAGGAAGCCGCGCGGCAATTCATAAAGTCCAGAAAATTTGAGATTTTGGACAGCCAGTTGGGCACCCTAGCCCAATGGCCTTCACCACCTCAGACCTTGCCGCTATTGATGCGGCCATTGCCAGCGGCGAGCTGAGCATTCGCGGCGCAGACGGCAAAACCGTCACCTACCGTGATACCGATGACCTGCTCAAAGCCCGCGCGGTCATCCTGGCCGACATGGCAGCCGCTGCAAAGCCGCGCCCCTACCCACGCCACCAGCTGGCCGACTTTTCCGACTAAGGGGCGCGCATGGCTGCAAAACACCCGCAATTCAACCTGGCCGACCGCGTGGTGGCTTGGTTCGCGCCTGGCGCCGCAGTGCGCCGTGCCCAGGCACGCTCAGTGCTCAACTACTACGAAGCCGCCCGGCCAGACCGCCTGCGCAAGGGCCGTCGCGCCACGGGCAGTGCCAATGACGAAGTGCAACGCGCTGGAAGCACCCTGCGTGAAATCGCCCGCCACCTGGAGCAAAACTACGATCTTGCCCTGGGCGTGCTCAACACCCTGGTGGTCAACGTGGTGGGAGCCAAAGGCATCGGCATTGAACCCCAGCCGCGCAACGCTGACGGCAGCATCAATGATGAACTGGCCCGGCAGATTCTTGAGCTCTGGCGCGACTGGCAGGCCAACCCCGAAGTCACCCGCCAGCACGACTGGCCCAGCGCCCAGCGCCTGCTGTGCCGCAGTTGGCTGCGTGATGGCGAGGTGTTCGCGCAACTGGTGGCGGGCGTCATGGCCAGCCTCAACCACGGCAGCCGCGTGCCCTTCAGTCTTGAGTTGCTTGAGGCCGACTATGTGCCCATGGGCCTGCAGTCCACCACCCCGGCCAACATCAGCCAGGGTATTGAAACCAACGCTTGGGGCGCCCCAGTGGCGTACCACGTCCTGCGCGATGAGCCTGCGTCCTCGGCCAGCTTGGGCGGGCGTACCAAGCGCATCACGGCAGACCGCATGCTGCACCTCAAAAACGTCACGCGCATTCGCCAGCTGCGTGGCGTCAGCATCTTTGCCAGCGTGCTCAACCGGTTTGACGACCTGAAGGACTACGAAGAGAGCGAGCGTATCGCCGCCAAGATCGCCGCCAGCATGGCCGCCTACATCAAGAAAGGCGCGCCAGACACTTACAACCCTGATTCAGTGGATGACGACGCCCCCCGGCAAATGAAGTTCCGGCCCGGCATGGTGTTCGATGACCTTCGCCCCGGTGAAGACATTGGCATGATCGACACCAACCGGCCCAACCCCAATCTGGAGACATACCGCAGCGGCCAAATGAAGGCCATCGCAGCTGGTACGGGCCCCACCTTCAGCAGCATTGCCCGCACCTACAACGGTACCTATAGCGCCCAGCGGCAAGAGCTGGTGGAAGGGTACGCCGCCTACGCCACGTTGTCTGAAGAATTCATCAGCCGCATCGTGCGCCCCGTGTACGAGCGCTTCATCGCCACCGCCGTGGTCAGCGGCACGCTGGTAGTGCCGCGTGGCGTCAAGCCTGAAACGGTGGACGACGCCACCTACATGCCCCCCGCCATGCCGTGGATCGACCCACGCAAAGAGGCCGAAGCCTGGGCCCTGCTGGAAGACCGCGCCTACGCCAGCGGCCCAGAAATCGTGCGCAAGCGCGGCGGCAACCCCATCGACACGCTGGAGCAGGAAGCCCGCTGGCGCCGCGAAAAGGAAAAGCAAGGCATCCCCCACAACGCAGCGCTGCAAGCCGCCAACGATGCGCCAGATGTGCAGGCCCGAGCCAAGCTGGCTGAGGCCCAGGCTCGCTTGGTGAAGGCTCAGCTGCACAGCCAGCAGGCGGGCGACGGCCACGCCAAAGCCCTGGCCGATGCGCGTGCAGAGCTTGAGCGCTGCCGCGTAAAGTTGATCGAAGCCGAGACAAGAGAGCGTATTGCCAATGCCAACTCTGCCGATGCCACAGCCCAGGCCGAAGACGCCCGCGCTGCCTTGCTGCTGGCTCAGGCCGATGCGGAAAAATCTCGCGCCACGCTGGATCAAGCCAAAGCAGAAGCCCAGGCAAAGGCCAGCGATGCTGAGCTGCAGCAACGACTCGCGGTGCTGCAAGAGCAGGCCGCCCAGGCCTGGGCCGATGCTGACGCCCGTGCCGCAGCCCTGCAGGCCGCAGAGCAACGCGCCCAGGCGCTGTACGCCATTGCCGAAGTAGAAGCGCGCCACCGCGCCAGCATTGCAGCAATCGACCTGCAAGCTGCCGAGGCCGCGCTGGCAGAACTGCAGGGGCCAGCGTGACCACTGCCGTCATGCTCCTGCAGCAAAAGCGGCTGCGCCAGGCGCGCGCCGCAGCCGATGCGCGCCTGGTAGCCGCCGCCATTGCCCAGGCGCAGGGCGAGCGTGGCGAGAAGGGCGCCAAAGGAGACAAGGGCGACACCGGCCCCATGCCCAGCCACCAGTGGCAGGGCACTAAGCTGCGCTTTGAGCTGCCCACCGGCGCTTGGGGTAAGTGGGTTGATTTGCGCGGGCCTGCTGGCGCACGTGGTGGTAGCAGTGGCTCGGCCACCATCGTCAAGGGCTTTGACCCCAACGCCGTGCAGCCCACCACCACCGTCGAGGCGGGCGACGAAATGTTCATTCGCCGCGGTACCAGCGTTTACCGCATCGGCATCCAGCTATCCGCTGGCAGCGGTGTGCCTGCAAACGCCGTGACCGTGAACGGCCAGGCCGTGGTGGTTAACGGCCAATACGTAGTGAAAACATGACCATCGAACACTCAGAAATTGAGCCAGGCGAAGTGCACGCACCGCACAACTGGCGCGTAGTCGATGAGGCCGCGCGGCTGGCTTTGGTGCCCCTGCCTGCCGATCTGGGCAAGTATTGCCTGCAGCTATCTGACCAAACCGAGTGGATGCTTGCGGCTGCCGAGCCAGTGGCGTGGATCCAGCGGGGCGCCCAGGGCCCGCAGGGCGAGCAAGGCCTGCCGGGCATTCAGGGGCCAAAGGGTGAAACTGGAGACCCTGGGCCTGCTGGCACCACTTCGTGGGCTGGCATTGCCGACAAGCCTGCCGTCATCGCTGCCGGCGCCGACGAGGCCGCTGCGCGTGCTGCCATCGGTGCAGAGCCAGAGATCACAGCCGATACCGCTGCGAAATACTGGCGTGGGGACAAGTCCTGGCGCGACTTCGCAACTGATGTGCGCGCGGCGGTGCTCACAGGACTGTCCACTGCGACGAGCGCTGCGGTTGTTGCAACTGACACAGTGCTCGCAGCCATCGGCAAATTGCAGGCACAGATCGGTGCCAAGGCAGACGAAGCCGCCGTGCGCGAAAAACTGTCTGCACCTCGGACGTATTACGTTCGCACGGATGGCAGCGACAGCAACGACGGCCTGACCAACACGGCAGGCGGTGCGTTTCTGACAATCCAGAAAGCCCTCACTGTGGCTGGTAACCTGGATCTTGGCACCTACGACTTGACAATTCAGATAGCCGACGGCACCTACACGGGGGCGTCCACAGGCGGTGCGACGATTGGTTCTGGCCGGGTCATCCTGCTGGGCAATGCCGCAAGCCCATCGTCTGTGGTTCTAACGTCATCAACTAATACGTTGCTCTTTGCTGGAGTTGGCTTGTATCGCGTTCAAGGCGTCAAGGTCGAGTCCACAAGCGCTAGTGCAATCACCTCCAGAGATTACAGCAACGTCGAGGTGAGCAATATCGTATGCGGAGCTGTGGGCGCGTTCGGCGTTCATCTGTACGCAAATGGTGGCTTGTTGCGCGTGGTCGGTAGTTACGAAATTTCAGCCGGTGCGTGGTATCACGCGCGGGCCACTGCAGGTGGTGCTTTTCGTTCGGAGCAGGCCATCACAACAACACTTGTCGGCACTCCAGCTTTCAGTGGGGCTTTTGTTCAAGCCCTGTTCTGTGGGCAGTGCGTCTATTACGCGGCAACGTTCTCGGGTGCGGCCACTGGGAAACGATACGACGTCACCGCGAACGGCGTCATTCTTAGCAACAGCGCGGGGGCGACCTACTACCCTGGAAACGTGGCTGGTACTGTGAGCGCAGGGGGTCAATACCTATGACAGCCTATAAGCTGACAGGGCAGGGGCATGTCATTAAAAACGGAAACATCACGATTCCGACGGTTGACACGCCTGAGTCGCCAAACACAAATCCCGATTATCTGGAATACAAGCAGTGGCTCATTTCTGGCGGAGTGCCGGAGCCCGCAGAGCTGACTCCAATCGAGCAGCGCCGCGCCGCCGCCTGGGAATCCATCAAGGCAGAGCGCGACCGCCGTGCATCCCTCGGCGTGAAGGTCGGCCAGCACTGGTTCCACAGCGACCAGAAAAGCCGCACCCAGCAGCTCGGCCTGGTGCTGCTCGGCTCCAACATCCCCGCAGGGCTGCAGTGGAAAACGCTCACGCTCACCCCGCCGCCTGTATTTGTGGCCATGACGCCCACATTGGCTCAGGCCATCGTCGCCGCCACAGCCGCCAGCGATACCGCCATCTTCACTGCCGCCGAAGCGCACCGCCTTGCCATGGAAGCCAGCGAGGCGCCGCAGGACTACGACTTTTCAACGGGCTGGCCCACATCCATCGAGGAGGAAGCAAATGCTGCAGGCATTACGTTTGATAAAAGCCTACTGTGAGCAGGTGTTCATCGCGGCTGACCAGCTGGTGAACGCTCTGATTCCGCCACTGGACGGCACGATCAGCTACGCCGACGAAACGCTCTCTGCGCGCAGCTACCGCGCATACCGGGACGGCAAGATTTTCGGCAAGCTCACCATGAAGCCCATCAACCTGCTGTTCTTCTGGCAGGGGCCGGATCATTGCTACAAGGCCTATTTGAAGGAGCGGGCACGAAAGAACTTGCCTGCCGAATACCAGCAGCCGAATTGATGCGTGTGCTGCTCTGGCCTAGCCGCCTTCGGGCGGCTTTTCTTTTGCTGGGGTGGCATGAAAGTAGTCCAGTATTTTTGAGATTTTGGACAGCCAACTGGGCACATTCACATGCAACCGATATGTGAAGGCAACCCATGGCGAAATGGTATGAAATCAAAGCCCAGGCACCGCAGGCCGCTGGTGAAAAGCCGGTGGCTGCTGATGTGTTCATCTACGGAAACATTGGCGACCGCTGGAATGAAGACGGCGTGATCGCTGCCAACATGGTGCGTGATCTGGCTGCGCTGGATGTGGACGCCATCAACCTGCGCATCAACAGCTACGGCGGCAGCGTGCCTGATGGCCTGGCCATCTACAACGCTCTCAAGCGCCACCGTGCCACTGTGGCCGTGCACATCGATGGCGTGGCCATCAGCTGCGCCAGCTACATCGCCATGGCGGGCGACACCATCACCATGGCTGAAAACAGCCAAATGATGATTCACGCCCCTTGGTCTTACGCAGGCGGCAACGCCGTGGAGCTGCGCGAGCAGGCCGACATTCTGGATCGCTACGCCAAGGCCATGGCCAGCGCCTACGCCGACAAGAGCGGCAAGACATACGACGAAGCCCTGGCCATGCTCACCGATGGCAAAGACCACTGGTTCCTGGCTAGCGAAGCCGTGGAAGAGGGCTTTGCCGACACCGTTGGCGCTGAAGCTGCTGTGGCTGCATCGCTGGCCAGCAGCTTTGACCTTTCCCGCTTCAAGCCTGCAGCCGCGCCTGCCGCTGCCGCACACAAACCACTTTCTCAACCTGCGGCAGCCGCCGCCAAACCACAGGAGCATTCCATGCCCGCAGAAAACACGCCGGCGGCTCAACCTGCCGCTTTCGCTCGCACCAAAGACGACAACGCCAAGGTGCTGGCCCTGTTTAAGCCCTTTGCCTCGTGCCCTGAAATTGCCGCGCTTCAGACCGAGGTGCTGGCAGACCCAGCCCTGACCATCGAAACCATCCAGGCTCGCTTGCTGGCTGAAATGGGTAAGGGCACCGAGCCAGCCAACCCCGCCGGTTCGTTCCCCAAGGTGGAAACCTCCGAAGACGAAGCCGACAAGCGCATCGCCGCCGCGTCTGACGCGCTTCTGGTGCGTGCCGGCGTGAAGGTGAGCGACAAGGTGCGCGCCTCCATGGCCTCCAACCCATTCCGTGGCGCCAAGCTGCTGGATCTGGCCCGCGCGTCCGCTGAGCGCGCAGGCAAAAAGGTGGAAGGCATGGGTCAGTTGGACGTGGTGGCAGCCGCCTTCACCCAAGGCACCAGCGACTTTCCCGTGCTGCTGGAAAACACCATGCACAAGGCGCTGCAGGCTGCCTACGCCACCCAGGCGCTCACTTGGAATCGCTTCTGCGCCACCGGCAGCGTGAGCGACTTCCGCGCGCACAACCGCTACCGCGTCGGCTCCTTCGGCAGCCTGGATGCCGTCAACGAGCTGGGCGAGTATGTCAACAAATCCATCCCCGATGGCGAAAAGGGCAGCATCACCGCAGGCACCAAGGGCAACATCATCAACCTCAGCCGCACGGCCATCATCAACGATGACCTGGGCGCCTTTGTGGGCCTGGCTGGCATGCTGGGCCGCGCAGCTGCCCGCACGGTCGAGGTGGATGTGTACGCGCTGCTGGCTTTGAACGGCGGCCTGGGCCCAGCCATGGGCGACGGCAAGACGCTGTTCCATGCTGACCACGGCAACATCAGCACTGCCGCTGCCATCTCCATGGCTGCGCTGGATGCAGACCGTGTGGCCATGGCCTCGCAAAAGGACGTGTCGGGCAACGACTATCTGGATCTGCGCCCATCCGTACTGCTGGTGCCTATCGGCCTGGGCGGCACTGCCCGCAGCATCAACGAAGCGCTGTACGACCCCGACACCGCCAACAAGCTGCAAAAGCCCAACGTGGTCAACGGCCTGTTCCGCGACATCGTGGACACCCCCCGCCTGGGCGGCACCCGCCGCTACCTGTTTGCCGACGCTACCGAAGCGCCCGTGCTGGAAGTCGCCTTCCTCGATGGCGTGCAAGAGCCCTACATCGAACTGCAAAACGGCTTCGATGTGGACGGCGCTCGCTACAAGGTGCGCCTGGACTACGGCGTGGCCGCTGTGGACTATCGCGGCGCAGTCACCAACGCTGGCGCCTGATAGCCGCCGCCTGGCCGCCGCCCCAGCGGCCAGCGCCTTGCAAACCATTTCCACCAAGGAACCAACATGGCAAAGAACTTCAAGCAAGAGGGCGACACGCTCACCCTCACCCCAGCGGCAGACGTGGCCAGCGGCACCGGCTACCTCTTTGGCACTGCGCTGTTTGGCGTGGCCCTCACCAACGTGGCCAGCGGCACGCCCGGCCCCTTCGCCACCGAAGGCGTCTTTGAGCTGCCAAAGACCAGCGCGCTCGCCATTGCGGTGGGCGACCGGGTTTACTGGGACGCCACCAACAAGGTCGTCAACAAGACCACCGCCAGCCAGGAATGCATTGGCGTGGCCGTCACCGCCGCTGTCAACCCCAGTGGCACCGTTTGGGTCAAGCTCGGCCAGTTCGTGGCTGAAGGCACCTGAGCTTAAAGCCGCTGCAGCGCCATGACCATCGCCCCATTCGCTCGCCTGCACCAGCGCCTCAACAGCGCTGTGGAGCGCGCCTTGGCTGACACCGTTGGGGTGTTCCAGGGCGGCGGGCCTTTTGGGGTGCTGCTGGGCCGTGAGGGCGTTGAGCCCTTTGGTGCCCAGTCGGTCAACACGGCAGCGCTCACCGCCTCGTTTTCTCTGGCGCACGCGCCTGGCCTGGTTGAAGGCTCCGAGCTGGTGCTGGGTGGTGTCGTCCACCTCGTATCCGGCCCGGTGCAGCCCGATGAATCCGGCTGGGTCACGGTCTCTGTCTATCCAAAGCCCTAAGCCATGTTTGCACTCAACGCCCCCATCAAAGCCCGCCTGCAGGCGCTGCCAGCCCTGGCTGGCTGGTCTGTACGCACGGGCACCGAGTTGGTGGATCGCGCCACGCTGCCTGCGGTAGATGTGCGCGTGCCAGGTGGTGGCGTTTCGGGTGCGCGTGGTGGCGCCGTCATGGTGCAGCCCGGCTGGTCATTGGTGCTGGCCGTGCGCCGCAGCGCTACGACGGCTGATGAGCTGGAGGCCGCCTTTGCTGCCGTGATCGAGGCCATGCATGGCTGGAGGCCTGGCACTCACGCCGGGCGCGGTTGGGAGCCGTTGCAGCTCGCAGCCGTGGCTGATGCCGCGTTTGCCGATGAGGGCTTGGCGGGTGTCGAACTTACGTTTTCAACGCAGGCCCTGTACCGGGGCCAAGAGTAATCAATTTTTGGAGGCCTTATGCCTATTCAGCACGTCAAAAGCGAGTACCTGATTCCACGCGGCAAGGTGTACTTTGATCCGTTCGATGCCAATGAACAGCTTACGGGCGAGTTCCCGCTGGGCAACTGCCCAGGCTTGAGACTCACCATCAGCACCGAGAAGACCGACCACTTCTCCAGCGAAACCGGCCTGCGCCAAAAAGATGGCTCCTGGGTCATTCAGGTGGATCGCACCGGAACGCTGACCTGCGACAACTTCAGCCCCAGCAATGCGGCGCTGTGGCTGTCCGGCACGCTGCAGAAAAAGACCCAGGCCGCCACGCCTGTCACTGGCGAAGCGCGCACTGTCATCCAGGGCCGCCAGTACCAGCTGGGCGCCACGGCGGCTAACCCGCTGGGCGTGCGCAACGTCACAGCTGTCACTGTCAAAAACTCAGGTGGCACCACCACTTATGTTGCTGGCACTGACTACAACGTTGATCTGGAAACCGGCCGCGTGCAGATCATCGAGGGTGGTGGCATCGCTTCGGACTCTGAAGTGCAGTTTGGCTACACCCCTGTGGCCGCTGCCTTTGAATCCGTCAAGTCGGGCGGCAAGTCCGAGCTGCAGGGCGCACTGCGCGTGGTGTCTGACAACGCCACCGGCGGCAACCGCGACTGGTACCTGCCCAAGGTCACGCTGACCCCCAGCGGCGACTTGCCCTTGATCGCTGAAGGCACCGATGTGGTCTCCATGGAATTCGGTGTCGAAGCCCTCAAGCCCGCCAACGGCGAAGCCATTTACTGCGACGGCCGCCCCGTAGCGACCTAACCCCGCCCAAAAGCCTCCACGCCATGGCATTCAAGCCCATCGAAATTCTGATCAACGCCAAGGACAACGCCTCGGCGGTGTTCGGTAGTTTGCAGACGAAGGTGGTGGCGGTGGGTGCGGCCATTGCCACTTACTTCGGCATCAACGCCTTTGTGGGCGTAGTGAATGGCGCTGCAGACTTGGAAGAGGTGCTGAGCCGGGTGCAATCGGCCACCGGCGCCAGTGCCGACGAAATGGCAGCCCTCCGTGCTGCCGCCGAGGACGCTGGCGCCACCACCAAATTCACCAGCACTGAAGCCGCAGGCGCGCTTGAAAACCTTGCCAAGGCCGGGCTGAATAGCAAAGACGCCATCGCCACCTTGCCAGCCGTGCTGGCTCTGGCTCAGGCGGGTAATATTGAACTAGCCACCGCAAGTGAATACGTCACCAAGGCCGTCATGGGCATGGGCCTGGCGTTCACCGACGCCGGGCGCGTGGCCGATGTGTTGGCCAAGGGTGCCAACGCCACCAATACCAGCGTGGAGGGTCTCGCCCAGGCGCTGAGCTATGCCGCCCCCGTGGCCAACAGCCTGGGGCTGAGCCTTGAAACCACGGTGGCCATCATCGGCAAGTTTGCCGACGCCGGTATCGACGCCAGCCGGGCCGGTACCGCGCTCAACTCCATCCTGAGCCAGTTTGCAGACCCGGCCAGCAAGTTTCGCAATGAACTGGCGGCGGCTGGCATCACCACCAACAACTTTGAAAAGGCACTGCACGAGCTGGCAGCCGCTGGCCCAGCTGGCAGCAAGGCCATCCTGGCAGTGGGTACCGAGGCAGGGCCCGCCCTGCGTGCGCTGCTCAACCAGGGCATGGGCGCGCTGGATGGCTTAACGACCCAGCTCAAGAATGCCCAGGGTAGCGCTGCTGCCACCGCTGAGGTGATGCGTAACAACCTCAATGGTTCGCTCTCAGGGTTGGCTGCCGCGTGGAAGACAGTCAAGGATGCGCTGGGCACGCCTGTGTTGCCTGTCTTGAAGGATGGCGTTGACCAGTTGGCGGGTGCGCTGCGCAGCGCGGTGGCCGATGGCACGGTGGGCAAGTTTGGCGAAGCCATCGCCGCAGCCTTCCAGGCGGGCATCAAGTGGGTGCGCGAGTTCCTGGCCACGGTGGACTTCAACAAGGTGCTGGCAGACCTGCGCGGCTTTGCTGACCGCACTGGCGAGACTTTCACGCAAATTGGCACGTACGCCACCAATGCGGGCAATACGGTGCAGCTGGCCTATGGCGTGATGAGCGCCGGGGTTAACGCTGTGCTCACGGCCATTTATGGCATCGGCAGCGTCTTTGCCGAAGTGGCCGCCAAGGTGATGGAAGGCGTGGCCCTGTTGCGTGACGGGTTGTCGGCTGTGACATTTGGCGAGCTGTCCAAGTCGTTCGCTTTGGCTGCAGAGGATGCGCGCAACAGCGCCCAGGCATTTGGCGAGGCTGCGCAGGCCATGCGCGACAAAGCGTCGGACTCTCTGGACGACACCGCCGCCAGCGCCCAAACTGCACGCGATGCGTTCCAGGGCTTGGTGCGCTCGGTAGAGGCGGGTGGTAAGGCGGCAGCAGACGCGCAGGCCAGCATCACGGCCATGGCCCGCGAGATCGAGGCCAGCGGCCGCGCAGCAGCCGATGCCAAGGCGAAGGTGGAAGCCAAGGCGCAGGCCGACCACGCAGCCCAATCTGCCGCTACAGAGCACGCTGAATCGGTGCGTCGCCTGCGCGAGGAATACGCAAGCCTGGTGCAGAACGGTGACCTGCAGGGTGCGGCTGAAAAGCTCCAGCAGCTCAACCGGGCCATGGGGCAGACCACTCAAAGCGCCGAGGACATGGCCGCCCAGGTGGCGGCTGCGTTCCAGCGCCTGGGCGTTACCAGTAGTGCCGACCTCACACGCCAAGCGGAAAACGCAAAGCGCGATTACCAGACCATCAAGGAATCTGGCACCGCCACGGCAGAGGATTTGTCTGCCGCTTTCCGTAAGGCGGCGGAGGATGCGATTGCTGCAAACAAGGGCATTGCCCCTTCGTGGGTGACGGCTGAAGCTGCAACACGCGGCTACCGTGTGGAGGTGGATGAAGCTGGCAAGGCCACGCTGGAGGCTGTGCACAAGGCCAAGTCGGGTTTGGGCGATGTTGCGCAAGGCCACCGGGGGGCAGCCTCAGCGGCGCGTGAGCAGGTGGGCTCGGTGCAGGCGCTGGGCGATGCCTACACCGACGCTGGCGCCAAAGCTCTGGCGGCCAAGGGGCAGTTCCTGGAGGCAGCCCAGGCGCAAAAGAACGCAGACACCTCGGCCAGCAGTATCACCAACCGCAAGCCCAGCGAGCAGCAATTTGTCTGGACGCGCTCGGCCATCATTGATTACCTCACGCAGTCAGGTCTTGAAGATGTGGTTGCAGAAGAGCTGTCCAAGCAGTTCCTGAACGCGCAGGGCGGGGTGGACTACGAAGCCAGCAGCGCGCAAAAGCGCTGGGCTGGCAAGTACGGCACTTTGTCCGAGGCTTTGGGAAAGGTGGCCGAATACTCCAAATACGACGAGGCCGGCAAGATTCAGGCCGCCGACATTGTGGAGCGCGCCAAGCGCGACAAGGAAATCCGCGACCGCCAGCGCAACCCCAACGCCCCGGCCCCATCGCCCACCCCTGCGCCAGCGCCTGGCCCAGGTACCGGCACGGGCGGCAACACCTACATCAACAACATCACCATCAATGGCGTGGGTGACTGGGGCATGGTGCGCGGCCAAACCCGCCACACCGATGCCAAGAGCGCGGAGACAGAGGTTGACCTGCTGCGCGCACTCGCCCAGGCCAGAGGGGCGGCCATCCAATGACAACACACCACACCCTCGGCAGCGTTGCCGTGCCGCGCGGCATGGTTTGGGTCGATGAATTTGACTGGGTGCCCGTAGAGCGGGCCGTCACCTACAGCCTCACCGGTGCTTTGCTGGTGGACGTGGCGCCCCGCCTTGCGGGCCGCCCCATCACCCTGGCGGGTGAGGTGGATGCGGGTTGGCTGGCTCGTGGCGTGGTTGCCCAGCTCTACGCCCTGGCTGGCTCCACCAGTGCGACCCACACGCTCACCCTGGCCGATGGCCGCACCTTCACCGTGATGTTTGCGCCCGACTCGCCCTTTGAGGCCAAGCCCGTGGGCCGCCCCGAGCTGCCCACCGCCACCAATCCCTATTACGCAACCCTGCGGTTGATCGAGGTTTAAGCCCATGACCAGCTACTGCACTTTGACCCCTGGAGGCGCCCATGTCGCTGCTCGCCGGTGATATTCGTTTTGCGCGCTCTGCCAACATGGCCGATGTGCCAGAGGGTGGTGGCCCGCCGTCTGCCCAGCTGCTCACCTCGGGGCGCAGCAATGAAATCTTCCCTGACATCAGCGAGGAAACGCGCACGGTGGGGCGGGTGGAGATTTACCAAATCTTCGGCATCCTGCGCAATACAGATCGCACGCCGTTCCTCGGCTCCAACGTCATCCTGGCCGAGCCGCCCGCCGACCCCAATGTGAGTGTCACTCTGCTATCGCTCAAGAATCCATTTGCCACGCGGGCAGACATTGCCAAGCGCATCGAATCGGGGATGGCTGCAGGAAGTGAGTGGAGTGGCTATCTGCTGGAGGATCACTTTGCCACCATGCGCAGCATCCAGCTGTTCCAGCGCGTTGGCATGCCGCCGCCAACGCTCGGCAAAACCTATGTGCTGGTCTACCTGGAGGGGCAGAGCGGCGAGCGCCGCCAGCGCATTCGCATCAAAAACACCAGCACCGTGGTGCGCGTCTTCACGCAGGTCGTCAACGGCACAGCGGTGGACTTTGAGGCGCAAGTGACCACCTGCGAGCTATTCGACGCGCTGGCTTACGACTTCCCGGGCAGCCCGGCCAGCCGCACCTTTGCGCGCGAATCGAACAAAACCCGCGTGCGCGAAACCGTCTACAGCGACAGTGGCATGTTCTACAGCGCAGGCCGCCTCACTGCCGCCACGCTGGTGAGCGACACCTGGCTCAATGTGGACAGCATCTACACCCAGGTGGTGCCCAACAGCCGCAGCGAGGTGGCCAGCGTAGATCAGCAGCCCGGTGCGCGCCGCACCATCGTGCTGGCTGAAACCCCCCGCCGTGTGGAAGTGGGGGTGACGCCGCACACCCAGCGGTTCAAGGTGGATGAGGTGAACGTGGGCCTGACCTACGTTTTCCAGTGCAAGCCGCTGCCCGAGCCTGGCACGCTGTTCATTGATTATTGGAGCCTTGGGCAGCGTTACACCATCACCGACGATGGCGCGGGCAAGCTGGAGGGGCAGGGCGCTGGTGCCGTGAGCTACGCCACCGGCAGCGTGAGCGTGACGCTGAAAGCGGTGCCAGACATTGGCAGCGCCATCAGTCTGGCCCATGGTGCCCGCGTGGCTTACACCAACCGCAGCGCGCAAGGCGCCCAGGTACGCCCGCCAGAGTACGCCTGGATCATCGAGGGGGAAACTGCCAACGACAGCGTGGTGCCTGGCTCGCTGAGCATTACCTACACCAGCGGCGGCACCTTGCACACAGTCACCGACAACGGGGTGGGCAAGCTCGCTGGGGCTGCAACCGGCGTGATTGACTACGCCAGCCGTGCCATTTTGCTGCGGCCTCAGTACATGCCAGACCCTGGCGCGCAGCTGGCCGTGAGCTGCCAGCTTGATGCATTGGTCACTGAAACCCTGCCGGGCGCTTCGCCCGATGGTGCTGGCTTCGTTTCCATCACCCTGGCGCAGCAACCTGCGGCGGGCACGCTGCAGGTGCAGTGGGCCACGGTGCGCGAGGTCAGCAACACCTCCGGCGCCACCCTCAACACCACCAGCGCCAGCAAGGCCACTGACTCTGAATACGTCAGCACCGTGGCCCAGGTGCCAGAGTGGTGGAGCCCGGCCGCCACGGCTGGCCTGGAAATCAACTGGCCGAAAGCCGACTGACCGGAGACTTCTCAATGAGCGTCGTATCTATCTCCCGGCCCATCCGCATCCAGACCGCCACCGGCAGCAGTGCAACCCTGACCGAAGAAACGGGCACGACTGCAGACAAGCGCATCGTGGCCGTGCGCACCGTCACAGATGATGGCTTGGGCAATTTCATTGGTGCCATGGGCACCGTGAATTACGCGGTCAAGACTTTGGTGCTCAAGGCCATTTCGTTTGACCGCATCACCACCAGCTACAAGTCTGACCATGAAGACGCCAGCGAGTTTGAGCGCGTTGGTATGGATGGTGAAGGCTCCAGCAACTCCAGCTCCAAAAAGGGCGGCGAATACTCCACTGCGACTGTGGGCGAGGAAATGCTGGCAGGCAGCTCTGTGGTGACCCGCTACCGGGTGGGGGCAGCTGCGCCACGCGCCAGCACTAGCACCTTCACCCCGCCCAATGTGGTGCTGGACTTGTGCCCCTATACCGCCCACCGTATCGTTCCTGGCAGCGTGCAGTTTCGCTGGATGGGTCAGACCTACACCGATTTTGAGGGGGTGATTTACCGGGGCCGCACGGACACCGACCCGGGCATTGCCAGCGGCACGGTGAACTACCAGGAGGGTGTGGCCCTGATGACCGACTACGTGGTGGGCGGCACAGGCTCCACGGACTTTCAGTTGCAAAGCCTTTTCACCGTGGCTGACCAGTGGAGCACGGCGAGCCTGTTTTTCAGCACCGACGCCGCGCCGCTGCGCGCTGGCCCGGGTGGCTTTGTGCTCACGGTGGTGGATCTGCAGGGCGCAACCCTCACGGCAAATGTCGATGCGCAGGGCAACATCACTGGCAGCCATATGCGTGGCAAGATCGAATTTGCGCGCGGTGGGGTAGAGCTGCAGTTTGGCGACTTCGTACTCGATGCCGACCTGACCGCAGACGACAAGGCCGAATGGTGGTATGACGCCGCCGAGGTGGGCGCTGTGCAGGTGGGTAAGATTTGGCGCCCGTGGCCGGTAGACCCCACCACGCTGCGCTACAGCGCGGTGAGCTACATCTACCTGCCGGTGGATGTGAGCCTGATGGGGATTGACCCAGCGGCCCTGCCACCCGATGGGCGCGTGGCCTATGCGCGGCCAGGCGACACCTGTGTGGTGGGCGTCACCCACGGCGGTTCTGCCTTCGCGCCCAGCCTGGTGACCTACAACGTGGGCCATGAGCGGCTGTCTTTTATCCAAGTGCTGGATGACGCCACCGGCGCTGAAATCTCCACCGGCTACACGGCCAATCTGGACGCTGGAACCGTCCAGTTCACCGACCTGACGGGCTACCCCGCGCTCATTCGCGTGGTGGGTCGTACCGAGGTGTACCGGCAGATCGCCGAGGTTCGCATTGACGGCAAGGTGAAGCTGACGCAGCCCGTGGGCTACGCCTTCCCCGTGGGTGCCGTTTTCTCCACAGCGCTGCGCCAGGGTGACCGGTTTGCGCGCGTCTCGCGGGTGTATGACCAGCTGAGCTGGAACGGCACCACCTGGTATGACGGTGTTGACCCAGCCTCAGGGCCTGCCACGGCTTCGTTTGACAACGTGAATTTCCCCATTCAGGTCAACAACCGTGGCGCCATCACCGAGCGCTGGGCGCTTCGGATTCGCACTGGCGGTACCAGCTTTGACCTGATTGGCCAACACCTCGGCCAGATCGGCGCGGGAAACATCGGCGAGGCCTTCTCGCCCATGAACGTGGCGGCTGGTGTGCCCTACATGACGATTCCCGCTGGTGGATGGGGGTCTGGTTGGGTGGCAGGCAACACCCTGTTTATTGACACCGTTGGCGCCGAGGCCCCGATTGACTGCGTGCGCTGCACGCAGCCAGGTACCCCTGCGGGCATTGATGACAGCTGCTGGATCGTGCAGCGCGGCGACGTGGGCCGAGACCCCGAAAGCACTTTCTAAAGGCGTAGAACACCATGGCTTTTCCAGTCAAATGGATTCACAGCGGCATGCGTGGCGCGCCGCAAATCTCTGGCACTCCCGCCACGCTCATCGCCGCGCTGGACGCTTTTCTGCTCAACGGCTTTGGTCAAGTCACGGCGCTGTCGGTGACGGTATCTGGCGGCATTGCTACCGCAACGCTCAACAGTGGCCAGTCTTTCGACAAACACACCGTGGTGCTGGTGGAGGGCGCCACTACGCCAGCGGCTCTCAATGGCGAGGCCCGTGTGCTTGGCGCCACCAGCAGCTCCATCACCTGGGCGACCACTGCGCCAGATGGCGCAGCCACGGGCGTCATCACCATCAAGGTGGCGCCGGTGGGCAGCTGGGAGAAGGCCTTTAGCGGTAGCAATCTGGCGGTGTACCGCAGCACCGACCCGGCCAGCGCAAAGTTCTGTTACCGCGTGGAGGACTCCGGCACCACGGTTGCCCGCCTGCGTGGCTTTGAAACAATGAGCGACGGCGATACGGGTAGCGGCTTGTTCCCGACGGATGCGCAGATCAGTGGCGGTGGGTATTTGCAAAAAAGCACTGCGGCCAATGCAACAGCCGTTTACTACCACCTTGTCGCTGACAGCCGTACCGTCCTGATGGCTGTAGCTGCCGCTTCTTCTGGCAATGCTACTTACCTCGCTGCGCCAGTGCGTGGGTTTGGTGACATGTTGCCAGTGGCTCAAGGCGGTGATGCCTGGTCTGCGGCAATCTCTTGCACTACGACTTCAACGCAGAGCAACAGCTCCGGGGCTTTTGATGCATCCTCTGTGGGTTCACCATCGATCTATATGGCGCGAGTATTCGGTGGTGCGAGTGGATCCACTATCGCTACGTCTTTGACCGCTGTGGGTGCAGTTGACTCCGGCTCATCGGGGAATGATGGGTCCTTTGGCGCTTTGGGCGCGAGTATTGACGGGCGACTTTGGTATGGGCGTAGGTTGCTTCGCAACGGAACTGCAGCGGCTGGCCCTGTTCGCGCTGAGGTGCCGGGGCTGCTGCACATTCCGCAGTCTGGGGTGTTGTCCTCCATTCCTGCCGGGAGTGTGATTGGCGGTGCTGGTGAGTACGCGGGGCGCCTGCTGCTGGCGACAGCCAATAGAACCTCGGGCGGTGGCCTTGCCTCGACGCCAGACGGCGTCAACCTTATTGACATTTCCGGGCCGTGGAGGTAACCAGCCATGGCAACTATTGAGTTTCAGCGGTTGATTGGGCCCGCCAGTGGCCCTGGAAAAGACTGGCGCCTGGCTGCGGACACATCGGGCACCATCACCAACAACAACCGTGTCATGGTCAAGCCCGGCCCAACGTCGCCAGAGGTGCCAATCGCTGGCGCCCGTGTGCGGCTGCATCGGCTGGTCGATGGGTATTGCGCCTGGGAAGGGCTTTCTGACGCCGGTGGCTACTACTGGCCTATTGGGCTGGAGGTCGGCGCTTCTTACTACCCCGTGGCTATCGACCTGACTGGCGCGCATGAGTGCGATGCGGCAGGCCCCGTGGTTGCGGTGAAGGCTGCTTGACATGCGCAGCCTTGTGTTGACCCAAGATGCCCGCGCCGCACGCAACGCAGCCAGCATTGAGTTGGCTGATGCGGGCCCTGGCGTCAGCTCTATCAAGCTCTATACCTCCGAAGGTGGCACGCTGCTTGCCGTGCGCAAGCTGGCCAAGCCTTGCGGCACCGTTCGATCTGCTGATGGGCGAATCCAGCTCAGCGCGGCGACCGACAACGATGTGGTGACTGCCACCGGGGCTGCGACCTGGGGTGAGTGGGTGGCGGCGGATGACGCGACCGTGTTGGCCACTGGCCAGGTGACTGACCAGGATGGCAATGTTAGCGACGGTGCTGGTGGCTTGACGCCTACAGGTGACGCTGGGCCCTGGGTGCTGCAGGGAACTGCGGGAACGCTGCTGTATGAGGGTGGTCTGGTGCTGCTTGGCACCGGCCTGGTCGGGTAGAGGGGCGCATGTGGCTGACGGCAAGCTCATATTCCTGCGCCCTGCCAGTGGTAGCGGCAAGCTGGTACTTGGCGACGCCACCTCTGGCAGCGTCGTGCCTGATGTGGAAATCAGCATTGATGTTGGTTTTGCGGGCGATAGTGCTGCGGATGTGCGGCTGGCCTGTGGCGTTTTGCTTGCAGTCGATGCCGAGTTTGCGGCAGAGGGCGCTGCAGACCTGCAGTTGCTGTGGGATGCAAACGTTAGCAGGGGTGGCTTGCGCCATGAGCTGCGCAGCCATTGGCAGCCAGCCATTGGGCAGGCATCGGCGCTGGGTACAGCTTGGCAGCAGGCGCAGCCGCAGCGGCTTGGCGTGCAGTCAAGCTGGCAGAATTCTTCAACTCGGCGCAGTGCGCTGCAAAGCTACTGGCAAGACACCCGGCGGCTTCGCGCTGCCAACGCGGCGCGCTGGCAACAGGGTCAATTGCGCCGCGCTGCAGTGGACTTGCTGTGGCAAGAGGCCGAACGCCTACGTGCGGCGGTTGCCCTGCGATGGCAGCAGGCCACGCCGCATCGCGCCGCATCGCGCAGCCATTGGCAAGAAATGTTGCGTGTGCGTGCAGCCATGCGTGGCCATTGGCAGCACGGCGTGCCGCTCCAGGTGCACTTTGTCACCCGCTACGGCGACGGCCTGCCCGTGCGCCTGCCGCTGCGGCCGCATTGGCAAGAGGCGTGGCGCCCACGGTCGGGCGTGTCTTTGCTACCTACGCCGCCAGGCCCAGCCCCGTGCTACGACCCGGCCCGCCTGGGCTTGCTGGTTTTCCACACACCGTACACGGGCGATGGCCGCCTGGTCTTCATTTGCCATCGCACCGACCCGGGCCCACAGCCAGGCACGGTGGTTGTCCCCATCCGAAAGGTTTATGTGACCGTCAACAGCATCACCCTGCGCCGCGTGGTGGGCAATGTGCCTCTGCAGGCAGAGGCATTCTCAATGTCCATCGACGCAGAAAGCTGGACATGGAGCTGGTCGTCCACCTTGCCTGCCAGCGCCCGCGAGTACCTGGCGCCCGTGGATGGCCTGCCGGTGGTGGTCGAAGCCACGGTGAACGGCGTGCCGTATCGCCTGTGCGCTGAATCCATGGCCCGTAGCCGCAGCCACGGCAGCGCCCGCATCACGGTGCAGGGCCGCGGCCTGGGCGCGGTGCTCGATGCACCCTATGCGCCATCGCTCAACTTTGGCAACGCCACCACCAAGACCGCCCAGCAGCTGGCGGCCGACGCGCTCACCCTCAATGGCGTGGGTATCGGCTGGGATGTGGCCTGGGGCCTGACAGACTGGCAAGTGCCTGCAGGCCTGTGGGCGCACCAGGGCAGCTACATCAGCGCCATCAACGCCATTGCCACGGCCGTCGGCGGTTACGTGCAGCCGCACGCCACGGCGCAAACCCTGCGCATACTTCCGCGCTACCCGGCCATGCCCTGGGCCTGGGGCGCGCTCACGCCCGACTATGAACTGCCCGCCGATGTGGTGGAGGTGGAAGGGGTGGAGTGGGCCAGCAAGCCCGCCTACAACTGGGTGCACGTTGCGGGCGTGGCCGGTGGTGTGCAGGTAGAGGCCAAGCGCGCCGGTACCGCTGGCGATGTGGACGCGCCCAGCATCACCGACCCACTCATTACCCATGTGGACGCAGCCCGCCAGCGCGCGGCCGCAGTGTTGGCAGACACCGGCCCCCAGGCCACGGTAAGCCTGCGCCTGCCAGTGCTGGCCACCACGGGGCTGATCCAGCCCGGCAAGTTCGTGCGCTACCTCGACGGCGCGGTGACTCGCGTGGGCATCGTGCGCGGCACTGCGCTGGACTGGCAGCGCCCCACGCTGCGCCAAACCCTCACCGTGGAAACCCACGGCACCGACTGAAAGGCACCCATGACCACCAACATCTGGAAAGCGTTTTCTGACCTGGTGGCCCGCCCACCCTTGCAGGTGGCCACGGTGCTGTCTGTTGCTAGCGGTGTGGCCCGCGTGCAGCTGCCTGGCGGCGGTGAACTGCTGGCGCGGGGTGATGCACAAGTGGGCGAAAAAGTGTTTGTTCGGGATGGTGCTATCGAGGGGGCGGCACCAAACCTGCCGCTGTTCCAAATCGAAATCGACTGATCGCTGCAATCAAAACAAGGGGGGAACCATGCAGGACGACTACGGAAATGCGCTGATCGCCAAGACGCTTTATGAGCGCCTGGAGTCCCTGACGCAGGGCATGCAAGCGGTGAACGACCGCCTGCAGCTGGGTGATGAGCGCATGTCGCGCATCGAAGGCAACAACGAGCGGCTGCAGGGTGAGCTGGAGAGCAACACCAAGGCCACCAAAGAGGTGGCTGAAAACACAAAGGACATTGTGCGGCTGGCCCAGGCCATCGAAGGGCTGCAGCAACTCATCGAGCGCATCGCCCGTTGGGCGCGCCCCCTCACTGCGATTGCCGGGTTGTGCGCGGCGGTGTTCGGTGCGTGGAAGGTTTTTCGCGGGGGTGCCCAATGAACGAAACCGTGAAAAAGCGCCTGCTGGCTGCCGCCGTTGCCCTGGCCGCAGGTGCTGGCGGCATTGCCACCCAGCAAGCGGCCAACACCCCCAAGCCCAGCCCCGCGGTAGTGCTGGCCTGGGAGATTGGCGCCCACTACGAAAGCGGCGGACGCCACATTGGCAAGCCCTACGTGGACAAGATCGGCAAGGGCCAGCCCTGGACGGTGTGCCACGGCGTCACCGGCAAAGAGGTGGATCCGAAGCGTTACTACACGCCCGAAGACTGCCGCCGCCTGGAGCTGCCCAAGTACCTGGAGGCAGAGCGCATTGCCAAGGCGTCCCTCAAGCACTGGGCCAGCTACAACGTGTGGGTGCAGGCCAGCTTTATCGATGTGGCCTACAACGTGCCCAGCGCCCTGGCAGCCGGTACCGGCATGGCGCGGCTGGCCAATGCGGGCGACCTGGCTGGCGCCTGCCTGCAAATGCCCCGCTGGGTGCTGGGCACCGTCAGCGGCCAAAAGCTGCCACAACCCGGCCTCATTGATCGCCGCGAAACCACCCGCGAGCTGTGCGCAGAGTGGGGCCGCACCGGGCACTTCAGCGAGGGCCTGCTGGCCCAAGGGGCGCGCCCATGAACCCCGTGCACATCATCCTGGCCTTGAGCGTGCTTGCAAACGCCGCCCTGGGCTGGGCCTACCTTGGCCAGCGCGACAAGACCACCAAGGCCAGCACCGATCTGACCAACATGCAGCAGCAGCGCGACGGCGCACGCGGCGCCGCCAGCGCCTGCAGCGACGCGGTAGAGGCTTTGCAAGAGCAAGCCGCCCAACGTGCTGCGGCGGCTGCGCCCGCACGGGCAGCGGTAGCCAAAACCGCCCAGCAAAGCGACCGGCGCGCCGACTACACGCTCAGCCTCAAGCCTCGGCACGTGGGGGATACCTGCGCCAGCACCCAGGCGTTGGCTGACGAATGGCTGCAGAGGAGGAAAAGCCCATGAAATGCCTTGCAAAGCCAGTCCGCTTGATATACGGCCAAGGCTACGAGCCTTGCTCTGTTGAAGATGCCACGCACGTGACATTGAATATTCCTGGTCCGGTGGGCGTCCTCACTCTTCCCATCATGCTGAGGGGGCGGCGTGAGGGCACTGGCTGCTGGACTTGGAATGGAAGCACTACAGCGCCAACCCTGAGGCCCAGCGTGCTCAATACGGGTCATGCGCACCAGTGCCACACATGGATCACAGATGGTTGCGCGCAGTTCTTGGACGACTGCTCGCACGACCTTAGAGGGCGGACAGTGCCGCTCCACCCGGTGGAGGTTTTGGAATGAGGGACGCTATTCTTTCAATAGCTGCCTGCGCTTTGCTGTTGGGCTGCGCAGGGCAAAAGCATGTCGAAATCCAGCAAGTGAAGGTGCCGGTTCCGGTGGAGTGCCGCGAGCCTGTGCCTGATCGCCCCGTGATGCCCACCGAAGCCCTGACGCCTGGCGTGGCCCTGTTCGAGCTGGTGCAGGCCGCCCTGGCAGAGATTGACCGGCGCGAAGGCTACGAGGTGCGGCTGCGCGCCGCGCTGTTGATTTGCACTGCCCCGGTGGCTGCGAAGCCTGTGGAGGGTGCCAGGTGAAACGCTACCCCGATCAAGATGTGGCCGATAACCGCCGCAGCGTGCGCCGCCGCGCCCGGCAGCTGGAGCAGCGCCAGCGGCGAGCCCTGCGCGAACAGGGGCAGCAGCTGCTGGAGCGGGCGGGGCGGGTGATGGCCCCGCGCAACGATGAGGGGCCGCTGCCTCGGATTGATTGAGCGTGCCTGTGCTGCTGGAGGTGCAGAAAAAAGCCCGCAGTAGGCGGGCCCGCTTTTGAGGGGCGCTTAGCTGCTGATCGGCACTTCTATCCCGTCTGCCCCCACCATCACGTTCGCTGGCCCCACTTCCAGCATCACGCCCATGAAGGATTGCTAGGCTGTAGCGGCAATCCAGCTTTGTCTGGCTAACGTGCGAAAATGCATGCCATTAGCGAACGGCGTGGATAACTCACAGACAAAAAAAGCGCCCCCAATTCGCCCCCAATTTATTGCAGAAAGCCCCATTTCGTGCGGGTTTTCGATCCCGGCTCGGGGCACCATTACGATTCAATCATGTCAAGTTACAACGCTCCCTTCGAAATTCATGTCCACGGGCAGGTGCA